TTCAATAAGAATCGTAAGAAGCGTCAAGAGGCGCAACGCAATAAACAAGTTGCCTAATGCTTAATTCTCTGTTAAGATTAATTATTAATGGAGGATTAGATGAAAGCGTTCAAAGGAACTTTTAAAAAGAAGAATGGCGAAATTCGTGAAATGCTGTTTGCACACCTACGAGATTTGCCTGATACCTTCTTAGACGAAAAAATTATAGGCTCTGGCTCAGAAAAGAGTTATCCTGATGGTATGGAACTGGTGTGGGATTTGGAAGAAAACGGTTTTCGCGTATTCAACTGGTCTACACATACGGGCCACCTAGAACAGGTAAAACTTGACCAGAACAACCTTAACTGAATACTACGTGCTAGTAGAAACTGATGATATAGACTTCTCAGTTCTACGAGCAGCTGTAGAAGAATTTAAAAAACCGGCTGTAGAAGAACCGCCGGTTACTTTAATAGAAGAGCTCTGATTACGTAAATTAGACGCAACTTGGACTCGGGGGCGGTACCCGACAGCTCCACCAAAAGGATTCTTATGTCTAAAAAGATAAAAATTAGTAAAAAAGCCTTATTAGCTGCTAATATGAAGCATGATAGTAACACATCTAATTCAGATTTAGCTTATAAACAAACAAATAATGGTGTATATACTACTATTTATCAAGGAAGAGAAGACGGTAGTTTGGGAAAAGCTTGGAATAAAAGATTTCAAGGTAAGCCTTATAACGTACCAAAAGAATCTTCTTGACGGGGCTGAAACAGGTTCGACAGGTTGAAGAAGAAGAAACCAGGAGCCAGTGAGCAAGCGACTGTAACCGCAAGAAAAATGATAAGTGCAAATGAAAATTCAGCACCTATGGCTTACGCTCTAGCAGCTTAATGCCATTGGGTATGGTTCCACCTTGAAACAGAACGGGCCAATACACATCACACAAAGGAGTCTAAATGACTTATATTAAATATCCATCAGACTTGACTTATGTCAATTCAGTACCGTCTTATCTTCAAACTATTCAGCCAGCAGTCCCGGTTCAGAAAGTAGATCTAGTATCAGCTTTTGAACCTAAGCGTGCAGGCAAAAACCCAAAGCTGTCTCATATTGTATTTGTTCTAGACGAATCTTCTTCTATGAGTTCATGCTGGGATTCAACTATTTCTGGATACAATGAGTATCTAGCTGGTCAGCGTACAGATGCTGAGCGTACTGGTATTGAAACGCTAGTATCGCTATACAAATTTAATGGATCACAAGTAAACTGCGTCTTTGATCGTGTAGATGTTAAATCTGTAAAACCCCTTGATAAAACTTCTTATCGCCCAAGCGGTGGTACTAATCTAAATGACGCCTTTGCCGGCGCTATGATGCAGGTAAATAAGCTATTATCTGCTAAACACAAATCTGATCGTGAATCAGTAATTATCACTGTTCTAACTGATGGTGAAGAAAACTCTTCTCGTACTTTCTCGTCTAGCGATGTTAAAGGCATGGTAGAAAAAGCAGAAGCCAAAAGCTGGGGATTCATGTTCCTAGGAGCTAACATTAACGCTTTTCATGCAGGTTCAGCTCTAGGCTTTAATGTAAATAATACCATGCAGTATAATGTTAACAACATTGGAGCAACTATTCGTTCGGCTTCTGATATGACTAGCCGCATGAAATCAGCATATGCTAGCGGTCTTAGCACTGATGCTACTTATGCCGCGACTGCTTTTACTGACGCAGAACGCTCTGCTTCCGTAGGAAAGAAAGATGAGTAAGACTCCTTTTGAGATTAGACTAGACGTTCTTAAGATGGCACAAGAAATGCTTGAGAAAGAAACAAGTCTACAAGAAATAGCGTATTTAGCGCAGATTGAAACACTGAAAACTACAAATATCAGTGCTGTAGCTAATTATATCACAACGAATCAACCAAGAGGTTATACTCCTGAAGACGTGGTTACGCGTTCTCAAACTCTGTATAGCTTTGTAACTGATAAAACAAACAAACAATAAGGAAACTAAAATATGAAAAATTTACTAATCACTTCTGCTGTACTAGCTATGCTTGCAGCTCCAGCAATGGCTGTTGAACTAGGTAAAGGTCTAGCTTTTGATAGTACTATTAGTACTGCTTACAGCGTAGAAGTAGAAGAATTCAGTTCTTCATACGAAGGTGAGTTGAATTATGCAATTACACCAGATCTTACAGCATACTTTAACACTACTTTTGATCTACAAGAAATGGATTCTACTGGTAGTATCCTAGGTATCGACTATGTACCAGCTAAGTACAATAACCTAACATTTACTGTACAAGCTGCATATGATGCAAATCTAGACTATACTGATACTGTAATTTCAGCAGAACTAACATTCTAATAAACCTAGGGGCTGTGCTTTGCGCAGCCCCTTTTCATATCCAGAATACAGATAATGAATTTATATATACTAGGAAACGGCGGATTTGCCAACGAAGTATTCGATCATATATTTCTAAAAAATAATAAGTACAAGTTTAGCGGCTTTATTACCTTAGTTGGTGATAAGGCTTTTGTCATTAGTGAAGAAGGTATAACTGCTTTTACTTATGACTCTGAGGCTTCTTTTATAGTAGGTACGCAAAATACTATATGGCGCTGCAAACTTATAGATTATTTTTTAAATCTATATGAGCCTATCAAAAAGCATTTTCCTAATATATACTCAGACAAAGCCCATATATCTAGCACTAGTATACTTGGAATAGGTAACCTATTCATGCCTTTTAGTTCTATAAATGGTATAGCCAACATAGGCAACTTTAATTCATTTAGTTCTTACTCTAGCGTGCATAATAGGTGTAAAATAGGTAATCATAATATAGTTCATCCCTACTCAGGAATTATGAATCAATGTATTATAGGTAATAACAACATATTGCAACCAAACAGTATAATTACAGAAAAAGTAACTATAGGTAGTGATAATATGGTTAGTGCTGGTGAATGCGTATTTGATAACATAAATGATAGTGAACTATTTCAATCTGGTATAATCTTAAAACAAATAGATAAAGGTATATAATGCACATATTTTATATGATTTCCGAAGCTAATAATTCCCCTATTAGCATAAATAAAGACATGGAACCAAAAGCTAATAGGTTTATGGATCTAAGTAAACTTGATATTTTAAAAAGCTGCTGGCTGTCATTTCAGACGGGGCTAGATAAAAGTGATACAATACACTTATTAGCAGCTGCTGTTACAGAAGAAACAATGGCGTGGCTAAGAAAAACTTGTGCAGCTAAACTAATAGTAGAAGAAATTCCAAGTATAGACAAGTTTACACCACCATATGGTACACATCCTTATGCTGAGTTCTGCGAGATACGAGTAAATCATTTTATACCACAGTATGTATATATGATGGAAGTAATAGAGAAAAATCCTAATGAGCTATATTACTTAGCTAATGATGATTATCTGCACATACCTAACGCTATAAAGCAAATTAAAGAACTGTATGCAGACGGCTACGATGGATTCTTTATACCACAAGATTATCCTGATTCTTATATGGATAACACTAGAACAGCTGAGTTATATCTAACTAAGTTTGGGTATATGCGCACAGTCCAATCAGCTACTCCTACACTACTAGCTAACGGTAAAGTATGGTTACATTTTAAATATGATATATTAAAAGCTAGCGTATTTGCTGATGATGGTTGGACTTGGCGAGCATTTAAAATGGTAAAAGCTCTTACTCCTATTCCTGGTTGGTCTACACATCTACAAAACAACTGTATAGCTCCGTATGTAGACTGGTATAGCTTGGCTAAACAGTATTTAAACGAAGAGAGCAACTAATGAAAGTTTTTATAACAGGTATATCAGGATTACTAGGTAGTACCTTAGCTAAATATCTATTAGCTAAAGGCAATTATGAAGTTGTAGGCATAGATAATGGTATTGGTGGTGTAGAAGATAATGTTCCTAAAGGAGCTACGTACTACGCAGGTGATATTACTGATACAGAGTTTTTAAAATCAGTAATGGAAGGGGCAGACGTAGTATTTCATGCAGCGGCGCTTCCTTACGAGGGATTAAGCGTATTTTCCCCTACGATTACCGCAACTAGTATTGTATCTGGTACTCTATCAGTAGCAGTTGCTGCATTACATAATAAAGTAAGATTACTAATTAATTGTAGTTCAATGGCAAGATACGGAGACCAAACTCCGCCATTTACAGAAGATATGGCTCCTAAGCCTGTAGACCCGTATGGATTAGCTAAAGTTCAAGCCGAACAGCATTTAGCACTACTATCTAAAATACACGGCTTAAATTATGTAACTGTAGTACCTCATAACGTAATAGGTATTGGTCAACGGTACTTTGATCCATTTAGAAATGTAGTAGGTATTATGATTAACAGAACTCTACAGGGTAAGCCTGTAGTGGTATACGGTGATGGTGAACAAAAACGCTCTTTCTCTAATGCGCTCGATTGTATAAAAGCGATTGAGAAAATCATGTTAAGCGATAGAGAACTATGTGGTCAAGTTTATAATATAGGACCAGACCATAATGAAATATCAATTAAACAGTTAGCAGGCATTGTTTGTAAAGAAGCTGAAGTAGAACCTAGATTTGAGCACTACCCAGACAGACCTATAGAAGTAAAAAATGCTTATTGTTCTAGCGATAAAATACGTAAAGAATTTAACTATAATGCTGATATAAGCGTAGAACAAACTATTCACCAGATGGTTGAATGGATTAAGCCCCGTGTTAAAGAGTTTGAGTATCACTTACCTCTTGAATTAATTACAGATAAAACTCCTAAAACTTGGACGCAGCAGCTGATCTAATGGTAAAGATAATTACTCCATATATAAATGAAAAAGAAATTATCCAACACAAACAACTGTTTTGGGAATATGATGTTCATTATGAGCTAGATACAGCAGGTATCGGCTCTGATCTAATGTTTGAAAAGATGTGGCGTAAGTTTCCTGAAGAAGATATATTTATTCTTCATGCAGATATGACACCGCATCACGAAGGCTGGTTTGAGGAAGTACTAGAATATGTCGAAAAATACCCAGAAGCAGGAATGCTTGGTTGCTTGCTATTGTACCCCGCAACGGACAATAACGGTAACTTTTTCATACAATCCGCAGGGGGAAAATTTACCGATAATAGGCCAGATCACTACGGTAGCGGTATCATCCTTGAGAACAGCTCTGCGTTTAAATCAGAGTTGGAAAGTGATAAAGATCAATACAACCAAGTCAGAGAAGTTGCGTGGACTACGTTCGGAGGTTGTTTTCTTCGACGAAGTTTCATCAATGCCGTTGGAAGCTTTTCTCCAGAATACGAATGGACCTACAACAGAGACGTCGACTTTTGCCTTACCGCTAGACAAGCAGGCGAAAGAATCTACCAAATACCAGTTAGGTTATTCCACCACGAATCTAAAGACAATAAACAAATAAAGGCTAGAGACCCTAGTAAAGTTGCGATCGAGATGAGAAACCTTCATACTCTACAGACCAAATGGTCTAATTCACAATTTTATAAAACTCTGGACAAAGAAATTAAATATAGTTAAAATAGCTATATAAATAAGGATAATAAAAATGGTTAAACTAACACAAGAATTTATTACCGCTGCATTAGAGTTGTCAGATATAGGACAGTCTAAAATAGGCGAACGTGAAAGAGATCTATTTGGCATTAGCTCTCCAAGACTAAAAGCGCTAATTAATAATATATGCTCTAAAGAAGGTACGAACTACCTAGAGCTAGGAGTATATAAAGGATCTACTCTTATATGTGCTGGTTATGGCAATCCTACTGCTAAACTAGTAGGTGTAGAAAACTATTCATATGATGAGCGCGAACCAAAACGTACTGCTCCTGAGGGTGGCATTTGGGAGAATATGAAAAGTCAACTGGCTTCTAATATTAAAAGATATGACGAACACGGAAGTGCAGTAAATATTAATAATATTACTATCATTGAAAGTAGTTTTCAAGACGTAGATTGGAAAAGTCAGCCTAAATTTGACGTGTGCTACTTTGATATAACACCTGCTACCAAAGAAACTTATGAAGCATTCTTTAGCACTGTTTATTCAGCTCTAAGCTCAGAAGCTGTTATTATATTCTCTAACTATTCTAACGTGAAAAACGCAAAAGAATTAGACGAAGTAATAGCTGATAATGATAATAAGTTTGAGGTTCAGTGGAAAAAACAAAGGATCTCTGGTGGTTTAAGTGATCATACCTATTACCAATCTGGTCTATTGATTATGGGCATAAAGAAAAAAATAGTTAAAGCAGAGAAAGTAACTACCTAATGAACATAAGTGCTATAAGTTTAATAAGCTATGATGCACACTATCTAGCTAGTAGCATAGCTAAGTACTATAAGTATGTAGATGAGATAGTTTTAGGCTTAGATGAATCTAGAATTACTTGGAGCGGTAATAGCTTCAATTTCGATGAGTCAAAGCTATGGGAACAGCTAAAGAGTATAGATACAGAAGGTAAGATCTCTGTTATAGAAGATAACTTTCACAAGTCTAGTATAGCTATAGAAAATGATAATTATGAGCGCAACTTTTTAAAGAATCAGTGTAGTAACGATTGGATAATTAGTATTGATGCTGATGAACAACTACTTAACGCAAAAGACTTTTTTAACTCGTTTTGCCCTGTAGTTAGTAAATACGCAAGTAAAGTTGACGTATGTATGATATGGGCTACACCGTACAAAATCATAGAAGATACTGTATTAGTAATAGCAAATGAGGATAATACTCCTTTCTTTGGTGAAAACCAAGGGGTTATGACTCATAAGAATAATACATTTACATACGCTAGATGGTCTAATCTTAGTGCTGGAGGAGCTAATAGAGTACAAAGCCCTCTATTAGCGCTACACTGGAGTCTATGCCGAGATAAAGCTGATCTACATGAAAAAATACATAATATAGGTCATTCAGATTTAGTAGAGAGCGACCCTTTTTATAAAATATGGGATCAAGTTACTTTACAAAACTATACAGAGTTACGCAATTTTAAAACTTCTGGATTGGGTAGCGCACAATGGCCTAAGCTATTTGCTGTACATAAAGACCAACTAGAAAGTTATTACTTACAACATTTAGAAAGAGTTAAATAATGTTCATAGAGTTTATTGGTAAGTTTTACGATAACCACTCTCTAAGTATAGTTAATAGAAACATAGTACTACAGCTAGTTAAACTAGGTGTAGATATACGTATTATGCCTTTAGATTCTTACGATCCCGTATATGCTTTAAATAAAGCTGATGTTAGGATTCTAAAGAACTTAGAAAAGCTAAATGAAGACATTATTCCTGATGTTCAGATACGTCATAGCTACCCACCTATATGGTCATGGCCTGTTAGCGAGCATACAAAAGTAGTATATATTCAGCCGTGGGAATACCCAAAAGCACTATTTGAGTGGCAGTATAAATTTGAAACGTTTGCTGATGCGCTAATAGTACCTAGCAACTATTGCAAAAACGTATTTAGTACTGGTGGCTTACGTCCTGATAATTTATTTGTCGTACCTAATGGCTATGATAATACTATATTTAATACAGAACCAGGTGGTAGTGTAGATAGATTTGGTATAAATCCTGATAAAGTAAATTTTGTATATGTAGGTAACTCTCAGTGGAGAAAAGGTCTAGATATACTTATAAATGCTTGGTCAAAGGCATTTAGTAGATCAGACAATGCTAAGTTAATTATAAAAGATAATCCAAGAATATATGGGCAGTCTAATATACTATCAGAGCTGATTAAAATACAGTATCAAACTGATTGCGGTGAGATAATATATATTGATGATGAGCTATCTTCTAAAGAAATGTCTGATGTATATAAAGCTAGTAAAGTTGTAGTACATCCTTATAGAGCCGAAGGTTTTGGTATGCACGTACAAGAAGCTATGGCTTGTGGTTGTGTACCAATGATATCTGCTGAAGGACCTACAGATGACTTCATACCTAGAGATAAAGGTTTTAGAATTCCAGTATCTAATGTGCCGGTAAATATACAAGATAGTCACCTATTTGCTCTCAAACCTGGCGACGCTACTACTATGATGAGCACTCACACGTTTATAAAAGAACCGAGTCCTGAATACTTACTAAAAGCTATGAAGTACGTATATCATAGCCATGACAGAGAAGTTATCTTAGGAAAAGCCAGAGTTGCTGAAGTGCCTAATACGTGGGAAGCTGTAGCAAAACAGTATTTAGACATATTTACTTCTATAGCTAGTAGAACGGCTAATAGATTAAAATAATGAATATAGACTTTGGAACCGCTTTTCATAAACATAATGGAAATGCCGTTAAAGTAACTCTAAACGAGTTTAGAGACATTACTTACCTACATATTAGAGAATATGCAATGGATGGGGATACCGGTCAATGGTACCCCACTAAAACAGGATTTTCTTTTCAAGCTGATGAAGTGACATCGTTAATACCATTGTTAGAATCAGCTGCTGAAGCCGTAGCTCAAAAGTATATTTGGAGTACGCAACTAGAATTAGAATTGGAGTAACAATGAGTATAAAAACATGGAGTAGCGAGCAAGAACTAGAATTAGTTGCTTTATATACGACAGAACAAATTAAAGACGTGCATCAGCTTGCAGAACACTTTGAAAAGGGTTATAGAAGTGTGATAAGTAAGCTTGTGCAGCTAAAGGTTTATGAAAAACCACAGATTGAAGAAGAGATTAAAGCCCAGACGGTTAAAACTATGCTTAGAGAGCTAGAAAGCATGCTTAGCATAGATATAGACGGTACTAATCTTAACAAAAAAGAAAATCTCACGAAACTTGTAGAAGCACTTAGGATAAAGTTAAATGGAAATAACACTTAATATGGAGCCTTTTACGCAGGAAAGCTACGAAGACTCTATTAAACGTATGGATAAAGAAGCTGATAATAAGATAACATCTGATGGTAAAGCTACTGCATATTATGATTTTCCTGTAGGAGCAAGTACTTTAAATGATATTATAGAGTTTAAAGATATGAACTTTGCTAGAGGTAATATATTTAAAGCTGCATATCGTTTAGGTGAGAAAAATGGAATTGATGATGAGTATGATTTAAATAAGATCATATATTATGCCGAACGTATGTTAAACGTAATCAAAAATAAAAAGCAACAAGCCTAGTACAAGAAATCATTTCATACTTGTATAACGGTTATTTATCCTGTAATATGAATTATCAATACGAGGTATGAGACATGACATACGACGAACTTAAAACTTTAGTAAACAAACACTGCCATCTTTATTATAATCTATCTACTCCGGAAATCTCCGATGCAGAGTTTGATAAACTATATGATGATCTTGAAGCTGTAGAAAAAGCTCAAGGATGGGTAGCTTACGATTCTCCTACCGCAAAAGTAGGCGGTGCAGCTGGTAAAGTTACTCACCCTGTAAAGCTATATTCACTACGTAAAGTATACGATTCTGCTGAGGTAGATGATTTCTATGATGTAGAAACTCCTAAGATTGACGGAGCTAATCTAACTCTTGTATATAAGCGTGGTAAATTATCTATCGCTCTTACACGTGGTAATGGTGAAATGGGTGATAATATTATTCACCTTGCTACAGGTATCACAAATATCCCACAGCGTATTCAAACTGACTACGAGCAAGTAGTAATTAACGGTGAGTGTGTAACTGATAATACAGTAGAAAACTTTCGTAACTATGTTAGCGGTGCTCTAGGGCTAAAATCTCTAACAGAGTTCCGTGAACGTAACATTAAGTTCATTGCCCATGATATGTTGGGTATTGCTATGAACTATGTTACTCGTATGACAGTTGCTCAGAATATGGGTTTCGCTACTGTTTTAGATAAAAATGCTAATACCTATCCTCGTGATGGTGTAGTGTTCCGAGTTAATGACTACAAAAAAGCTATGCAGATGGGTTATACTTCAAAGTATCCTAGATTTGCTGTTGCTCTGAAACCTAGAGAATTAAATACTGTACGCACAACTTTACAAGACGTTATCTGGGTAATCGGTCGTACTGGTACAGTTAATCCTACAGGTATTGTAACTCCTGTAGTCATTGAAGATGCTACTATCTCTCGCGTTACTCTACACAATATCGGTATTATTGAAGAGCATAATCTAGGTCTTGGTGATACTATCGAGATTGAACGGGCTGGCGG